ATCCATTTCTTGCTGTGTATATGCAGCAGCAACAGGGCTATCTCTAAAGTGTTCGTGGTCATGATCTGCGCTGTGATGTGGATGACCAGCAACACGAGTCATAAAACGATAATAGTCATAACCCATATCCATATCAGGATAAACTACACTCATTGGCATAGTTGATTTGTGTTCTGGATGAATTTTAGACTTGGCTTCGCTTACAAACTCGTTGGCTCTCATGATTTTAGCCTCGTGTTTTTACAGGAAGACTCCAGTATTGAGCAGTATCAGTTTTGGTACTGCAATCTACTGTTTCTAAGAAAATTCTATTGCGATTTTCATCTGTCTTTTTAAACACGCATTCAAAAGTAACACGTGCTTCTGTTGCACTTGGGTTACGAGCAATTACAGTTACATCACTTTCTGGAAGTTGATCAGTTTCAACTAAACTAGCAACTGCATGACGCAGTTTATAACCTTGCTCTTTCATAGTTTCATGAATTTTATTACTTTTTGCAATATTACGAACAAAATCTTGGGTAATACCAGCGGCTTCCATTGGTGGCTGATGCATAAATTTTTTATTAATTTTTTCACCGTTTTTTTCGAATGTAAGAATAAACTCAGCCATCTGTTGACGAGCACCTTCACTCAGTAATTTATTACGATCTAATAGATTCCAAGCAGGATTATCAAGCGCAATCGTAACATGTTTATCGCTATGTTCAACTACAGTTGCTAGAACACTTGTAACACTATTAAGTTCAATATTAACAATATCACCTGTTACTGGTGCTTTCATTGCTCTATCTACTTGTGCTACATAATCTAAAAAATTCATTGTGTTATTCCTTAGTCAAAACTTACAGCTACGTGTGTTGGATTGTCTCCACCAGCAACCTTTGGATAAGTTCCCTTTGGACGATTCATGTCATTTCCTTTTGGTACTGCTGCACTAATTGTCTTTGTCATTTCATGTGGGCTATTAGTATATGGGCGCTCTGCGGCATCTTCAATAGCTTCTGGTCCGCTCATACTCATTGGCTTATCTTTGTCCATACCAAAGTCAATCTCCATATCATCGCCACCCATTGGTGCATCCATTGGTGGAAGATTTGCACCAACACTTGGTAGAGTTGTCATTGCATGGTCATGTGGTATCTCTGGCATATCGTGATGTGAAATATCACCAGTTTCACCTGCCATATCTGGCGAGTTTACCCCACCAACCATACCAGCAAGCTTTAGAATTTGTGCAAGGATAGCATCATCGCCACTAGTCTTAATTTCAATACCTTCGGCAACTGGTGCAGAAACAGGTGCTCCCATCTTGGTAGCATTTGCAATAGCATGTGCCATTTCTGGACTACGTGATTCAAGTTCACGAAGCTTGTTAAGAACATCAACCATATAAGAACCATTACTAGTTTCTGGCATAGTTGTTGGTTTTGATTCTGCAACTTTTGTTGATGATGCTGTAATATCATTTAACTTTGCAACACTGGCAATTGCTCGACCAAGTTCTTCTGGACTGCGGCTTTCAATTTCTTTAAGTTTGTTTAATACATCAATCATTTGCATGGTTATCGTCCTGTTCTTCCACGTTCTGGGAGTTTGTTTTTTGTTGTTCCAACAGGACTCGTGTTGCTCTGTGGAATATCATTTGTAGTTGTGCCTTTAGTTGGTTTTACAGCAAAAGGATATTCAATTGAACTTGTTGAAATAGCATTTGCTAAATCTGCAAGCAACTGTGGTGCTTTTTGTTCTGGATAGTTCTTTTCAAGAATTGCTTGACCTTCTGCTTCTGGTACCATAGGTGCTGCTAAAATTTCCTGATTTGGTGTAAGAACAAGAATACGACTCAGTGATACTTGTGTTGATTCATGGATTGCCGCTTGAATTTCTGCTGGAGTTGCAGGATATTGTATAACAATATCAACCATTGATATTTCTGTTGCCTTTAAATGCAAAAATCCTGTATGATCTTCACTCACAGGTAAACGTTTTGGTTCACTGATAGCTTCGAGATTCCAACGTGAAAGCACCTTCTTTAAGCTTTCCATTTGTTCATTAGTAAGTTCCGCAGCAAGCTTTGCACGGAAACCATACTTTTTTTCAGTTTCTGAAATATATTGTCTTAGGGTTTTCATCGCTAAACCTTTTTTATTAAGTATTTATTGTTTTTTGCGGAAACTATTAAGAAGCTCGTTGCGGTCAAATACTTGAGCTTCAATGGTATCTGGTTCGTTGCCACTATCTTTATTCATATCATGTTGCATTTTTTGCATTTTAAGCAAGATTTCAGTTTGTTTAAGTTTCTTTTGTACTTTTCCAAGTTTAGCAGTTACGGCTGCAGTCAACATCTTTGCACTTGCTTCAAAGATTGGAGCAGCAAAACGCGCTTCTACATTCATTCCAAGACTTTGTAAATTTTCAAAACTTTCTACTGCTTGGTCGGCAAGTTGATCAAGGTCTTTATCAAGCGCATCATCTGGTTGCTGTGGAATAGAAGATTCAAGCTGGTGAGCGTTTTCTAAGGCTTCTGCTACCTCTTTGCTAGGAGCTGGTGGTAAATCAAATAATTCTTCAAGTTTCTTTGTCATATATTAATTTATCGTTTTTTCTTCTTTGTGCCAGCAAACATGTCATGTTCGGTAATGACTCTAAATGCTATTCCTTGCCGACTACAAAAATCAACTGCTGCCTTCCACTTTGCTTGGTTTACTACTGCCTGTATTTGTGATTTTTGACTGCGACCAGCATTTTCTAATGTAGTTTCTTTGTGCGGTTTAATTTCTACTATTTCTGCTTTCTTATTACCTTGGGCATCTTCGTAAATAATAAAAAAATCTGGTATGTAACTTTTTGTTTTATTGACTATTGGATTTATATATGGAATAGAAATACTTTCACTTGCCCAATGTTTAATTGCAGGATTTTCATCTAAAAAATTCATAAACTTAAGTTCCCAACTGGATCGATAACGAATGCTGCCTTTACCAGCATACTTTTCTGGGTTCTTAGGTTCAAATAAACCTTGAGAAAATTTCATACTCATTGAATAATATTTCTAGCAATATTAGCACTGGTGGTTATGTTATTTTTATAACCAAGCTTGCTAGTAGAACCCTTTACATTGTTAAAAAAACTAATGAGTAAATTTTTAATATTACTATTGTTGGGCGATGTTTGAAATTGATTCAATACAGTTAATGGGTTTAAATTATTATTATGAGTCAACGCAATAACACTTTGGGCAAGCGTATTGGCAGCAGTAGGATCATTTGTAAGAGTTAAAAAGTAATTATATACTTGTTCCCACACTGCATCGCTGATCTGCACAGGCTGCGTGAAGTAACCATTGAAAAAAGATTTACTACTAGATGAGTCTGTAACTGTAGGAGCATTTGCCATAAAATTATTTAGTTAGAACGGTAACCCAGAACCAACAACCCTATTATTGTTATTGTTATTTTTACTATAAGCAATATAACTTTTTGCAATAGATGCTAAGTTTGTTCCTGGCGCAACATTCAATTGACTTATTTGATTTGATGCTAGATTTATATCGCTATTACTATAGCCTTCTGCAGCCAAAGTACTTTGCCAAGTTTGACTATTATATGCAGGATTTACGGGGCTAGCTGGATTAGTAAAATCAAGTTGACTTGGAACTCCTACGGGTTGACCAAAATCTGCTGTTCCTAAATTGCTAACACTTGTAGGATCATCAATATATTGTTGTGCAACCAATGCTTGTGCAGGAACTAAGTCAAGTGTATTTTTAGTATATGAAGTGATAGCAGTAGGAGATATTGAATCAATAAATCCACTAGCAGATGTTATCTGAGGAATGGTGTATCCTCTACTAAACAATATGTCTTGATAACTACCCGCTGGATATAAAGTATCATATTGTTGTGGAGTCGGTATTATATCGCCATTACTAGTAGCGGTTGCTCCGCTGTTAGTAGTATAATCATACAGATTATTAGAATAATTTGGAGAAATAGAGTTTGCAACAGGAAATACAGTGTTTAATGCAGAAGTATCTTGTTGATTATTATTGTCTGCAATGCTTTGTAATTCTTGGTCGGTAAGATTGTTTGATGTAGTTGGATCATAATTGTTTGCTTGATCAACAACCCCAAAACTTCCATTCTGTGCTTGTCTTGCTTGATATGGATTCGTAAAAGTGTCTGTTTGTGCAACCATTTCGCCTGTTACAGGGTCAACATAATATCCAAGGTTATTGCCACTGATATTACTAGGATTGTTATCATAGTACTGTGGGTCACCAATTCCAGGAACGCCCATGGCATAGCCATCTTCATAGGTTACACCCATATAATGAATTTGCATTGTTGCTTCCATTATGCCAGTACTTTCACTATATTCATGAGTATCATGACTAAAGCTACTGATTTTTGGATTCATTAAAGTAATCTTATTGCTTTGACCGCCAGCTAAACTGTAAATTTCAATTGCACTAAAAAAAGGAACGGTGCTGCCATTATCTAGACCCCATGCAGCATGTCTGCGATCTTGATTTCTGCCGTATCTGTCATCGTATACATAATCATTTAAACTATATACGCCATCAGCATAGTAATAGTTATAATAATTTTGCCAGAGTTCACGCAACCCGTTTGTATTATCATCATGAAATTTTATTGTAATTGGTTCGTATTTTATACGACTTTGCACAAATGTTTTGCGGTTGTATTGATTTAAATCTTTTAATTCAACCGTAAACTTTGGAAGATCAATGCTCTTTACCAAATAACTTAATTCAGAAGGGTCAATTTGAACTGGCGCATCTGGGTCCAATAGAAAATTTACTTGAAATAGAAATTTATATTTTGGACTTCTAGCAAAGTTATTTGTACGAAAAACTTGGGCGGCGTGTCCATAATCATGAACTTCGCCGCCGCCCAGTAAGCTATTTAAAATTGATCCTAATAATGAACTCACGGCTCATACCTTTAGCCAGTTACGCTATGTCCAAATGTGCGAGGAACAGTAATTCCGACACCGCTAGATGTTGGGATTTCCAATGCATTGTCATAACGCAATGTCAAGCTAATAGTTGCTGGATCGTTGCTTGTATAATCAAAGTTGTTATAATTAACTTCTTGAATAAAGCAACCATACAACTGCCATGTTTCAAGGGTAGTTGGATTTGTGTTACCATTTCCACCATCCAGTGCTTCAAACTGTGTAATGAACTTATAGTCAATACCGCTAACTGCGCTGCTTTGCTCAGCAAAGTCAAACTGCTTCTGAATTTGTTCACCAACAAGTAGTCTAACATTACCATTTGCATCATCACGCAATTCGACTGTAACAGTCTGCCATTCTGGTTTGCCCTGTAGATACATTTTGCTGTTATACAGATCAATAGTGATCGGGTTGAAATTTAGGTTAGGTCTTGTAAAATTCATAACCTGTTTAGTAAGTTCCGTAGTAGGGTTAGTGATTCCAAAGTTAAGGAATGTAACTCTAAAGCGATACTTCAACAGGG